GACTTCAGATGAAATTCCTGCTCGCCTCTCAGACGGTGAATTTGTTTTCACCAAGAAAGCTGTTGACGTAATCGGTGTCGAAAAACTTGAGAAAATGATGAAGGAAGCCGAAGCCGAGTACGAAAACAGAGAAGAGAAGTATATGGGCGGTTTAATGGGTCAACAACAGAAACCACAACCCAATGACTTAAACCCATTTATGGCTTCTCTAAATACGGATGCTGCAATCGAAACTAGCGTAAGACAATCAATGTTAGAAGCTAATCGTATGCCAAGTATCCGTAAGGCGTAAGGCTACCAGAGTAATCTGCCCCTTACATACACGTAAACCTATTGGCTACCTTGCAATAGTTTCAAGACCCTAATTCAAAGCGCAATGAATTGGCCACCTTGAAAGAGACAAGCCCCAAAGGAGAATAAGATGACTCAACAAACACAAGAGGATTTTGAACCACAAGCAAACCCATATAATGCACGTAAAGCGTGGCACGATGTGGAGGAGCGCGAAGTACAGACCGCTAATGAGATGTACTACGAAGAAGAGACTACTGAGAAGGCTACCCAAGATTCGGCCCCTTCTAATAAGCGTCAGCGCGGTAAGTCTACCAATTATAAGAAACGATATGATGACTTGAAACGTCATTACGATGAGAAAATTGCTGAATTTAAACAACGCGAACAGGAGCTAATTGCCCAAGCAAGCATTGCTCAGCAACCTCAACGTGAAGAAGTTGTAAGAGAAACATATCAAGGTGAGGTATCTCAAGAACCTGAACCTCAACAATCTAAAGAGCAACGCTACACTCCCGAAGAACTAGATGTTGTAAAGGAGAAGCTAAGCAAATTAGAAGAGCGTGAAGCGCGTATTGCGCGTCAAGAAGCTGAAGCAAAACTGCGGGAGCGTCACCCAGACTTTGCACAGATTCGTGATGATGAAAATTTTCATGCTTGGGCTAAAGAACAGCCTCAAGAGATTCAGAACTGGATTTATCGTAACCCTGATAATGTTAACCTAGCAAGTCGTGCAATTGATTTTTATAAGATGGAAAAAGGTATTAAAATCCACGAAGAAAAGTCATCTGCTAAACGTCCAGAAACAAATGCTGCTGATTTTGTATCAACTAAAACCACAGGAGTAGATACTAAGCAGCCTAAAATCTGGACACAAAAGGAAATCTCGAAACTGTCTATGGACGACTTTGAACGATTTGAAGCAGAAATCGACTTAGCAATCCGTGAAGGCAGAGTTCGTTAAACTTAAATTGTCTTTTTATAGGAAACTAAATCATGGCTAATAACGTATCAGACCAATATTTTGTACCATCAACCGCTTCAGATGCTAACTTTGAGGGCAGCACAGCCTTCATGCCTGCGATTTACAGCAAGAAGGTTCTTAACTTCTTCCGTAAAGCGTCAGTTGTAGAAGCAATCACTAACACCGACTATGCAGGTGAAATCAGTGCTTACGGCGATTCAGTACGAATCATCAAAGAGCCTACAATCGAAGTTTACCAGTATGAGCGTGGCCAAGACGTAACTCAGTCTAAGCTAACTGATGCTGAAGTTACTTTGGTTGTTGACACTGCGAACGCTTTCAAATTCATCGTTGATGATATTGAAACTTCTATGTCTCATGTTAACTTCAAAGAAGTAGCTTCTAGCTCAGCAGCTTACTCTTTGCGTGACGCATTCGACACAGGTGTACTGGCTAAAATCTTAGCAGGTCTTTCTGCTTCTGCTCCTGACCATGTATTGGGCGCTGACTCAGGCACTCCACTTGCTGCAGGCGTATATGATGGTGCAGGTGCTATCGACCTTGGCACTTCAGGCGAGACTGACCCTCTCGATGTTTTGGCTCGTATGGCTCGTTTGCTTGACGAACAGAACGTACCAGAAGAAGGCCGTTGGGTAGTTGCAGGCCCTGACTTCTACGAAGCTTTGTCACAGTCTAACAGCAAGTTGTTGTCTGTTGACTACAATGCAGGCCAAGGCTCAATCCGTAACGGTTTGGTAAGCTCTGGCAAGCTACGTGGCTTCAGCATGTACAAGTCTAACAACATGCCTGCTGCCTCTTCAGCTACTGGTGTAATCCTCGCAGGTCACATGTCTGCAATCGCAACTGCTCAGACTATTACTTCAACTGAAGTTATCCGTGACCCTAACAGCTTCGGCGACATTGTACGTGGTCTTCATGTATATGGCGCTAAAGTGTTGCGTCCAGAAGCAACTGTAGGTGCTTACTACATCATCGACTAAGGTTGGTGAGGGAGGGTGAAATACCCCTCCCATTCTTTTTAATTCTACTACAGGTATGTAAATAAATGTCAGCATCATTCTTAAATTTAACAAATGTTCTATTACGCGAGCTGAATGAAGTAGCTCTTACTTCTGCGAGTTTTGCAGGAGCTATTGGCGTTCAAGCACACGTAAAAGACTGCGTTAATCGCGCATACCTAGATATTATAAACGAAGAACCTAAATGGCCTTTCTTGGCTGTATCTACTAGCGGTAATCCTGACCCTTTTTACGGAAATGTAACTACCACTACATCTAAAGGGACTCGTTGGTATCTACTAAAAGAAGGAAGTGTTTCGCACCGTACCGATTACAACATTGTAGATTGGGATAGTTTTTATCTCACAACAATCGGCGTAGATGGCGCGACAGCTCCTTACGTATCTAAAAATTTAAAATATACTACAAACGAAGAATGGAAAGATTTTTACCGCACATCTGAAAATGAAGATGATGCAGGTACTCAAAGACATGGCGAGCCTGCGCGTGTAATTAGAAGTGCAGATGGTCGTTCATTTGGATTAAGTCCAATTCCAGATAAAGCATATAAAGTATATTTCTTTGCTTATGTTCAACCTACTGAACTTGTAAATTACTCAGATGAGATAGTTTTTAAAGACGTATACAAGAACGTCTTACTAGCTCGTGCAAGATATTACATGCACCAATTTAAACAAGAAACACAAGCAGCCGCATTCGCGTTAGATGAGTATAATAAAGGTATTCGAGCAATGAAGAATAACCTTTTACACGCCTCACCTGACTATATGAAAGACGATAGAGTGAGATATGTCTAATGTCACAGCCTTTTGGTTTATCTTGTAAGGGAGGCTTAAACAAGAACCTAAACCAGTTTGAAATGTTAGCAAACCCCGGTTTAGCAAGTGTCCTCCAAAATTTTGAAGTAGACCCTGATGGCGGTTATCGCCGTATTCAGGGTTATCGCGTTTATGGTGAAGAGAATGGTACACGTCCGGCAGGTAATGTACGCATTCATGGTATTCACCCTTACGCTCTTGGCGTAGTTGTCTGTGCAGGAACAGGGATATATTACTCCGAAGGTGGTGAAACATGGTTACAAATTAACCGTGATACAGGCCCCGCAGGAGCAATTGAAACAGACTTAGCTACTAAACCAATCCTAGACCGTCCAGAACAAGCACAAGCACAATTTGTAGTCATTAAAGGGGCTACTAACTACGCACGTAACCCATATGGTACTCTTACTATTGCTACTGGCGATGATAAGATGGCCAACTTCTATATTGATGGTACAGGTATTAACCGTACTTTTCATTATGAAGAATTAATCGTTCCCGAAGCTGCAAAGTATGTGGAACATCACGATAAACACTTATGCGTAGTGGATGCTTTAAATGAACCTAATACTATCTACTATAGTGCTACTAACAGTGACCGCGATTTTACTGGTTCTGGTAGTGGAGCTATACGACTCACTGACGTTATCGTTGGAATCAAAGGATTCCGCGATTCACTTTATATTTTCTGTGCTAATACTATTCACAGGTTGGATAACATTAACGATGTTAACAATATCCGCATTGTTCAAGTTACCAATGATGTAGGCTGTTTATCAGGCTATTCTATTCAAGAGATTGGTGGTGACTTAGTATTTTTAGCACCTGATGGTATTCGTACCGTTGCAGGTACTGAGCGTATTGATGACGTAGAGTTAAGCTCAGTATCACGTCAGATTCAAAACATAGTTGCCGATATTGCTAGGTTTAAAGATAATTATATCATTTCGAGTGGTGTCTTACGTACACGCTCACAATACAGATTGTTTTACAGCACAGACTCAGCAAGCCCTTTACAATCTAAAGGCATAATCGGCACATTAACTCCAAATGGATTTGAATGGGCAGAAACATTAGGAATTCAAGCTCATGCCTTTACATCGGCTTATGATGGTATAGGAATTGCAAGAAACTATCATGGTGATAAAGATGGTTACATCTATGAACATAACATAGGAAACTCTTTTGATTCTGGCGGCGTACCACAACCTATTAATGCTAAGTATACAACGCCGTTTTTTGACTTAGGTGATATTGGAACTTTAAAAACTCTCAAGTATGTACGTGCTTCGTTAAGCCCTGAAGGTGAAGTAGTTCCTTATTTACGTGTGCGCTACAATTTTGAAGACCCTAAAACACCTCAACCACAAGATTATTTATTAGAAAATATTCAATATCCCGCTATTTTTGGGTCAGTAACTTTTGGTGTTGCAACTTTTGGAGCGACTAATGACCCGATGGTTCGACAGACAGTAGAAGGTAGTGGAAACACAGTAGCATTAACAATTTATAGTAACACAATCAGCGCACCGTATTCAGTTAATGGTCTATACATAGACTATATGCCAGCAGGTAGGAGATAACGATTCATGGCTCAAAACTATATAAGACAAAGTTCATTTACCGAAGGCGATACGATTACTGCATCGTTATTTAACAACGAATATAATCAACTTGTCAATACATTCTCATATTCATCACTAGATGAAAACGCAACAGGCCACAGACACGATGGCTCACTAGGTCAAGGCGGTAACATTTATGTTATTGGTGACTTAGATTTCTTTAATAAAATTGAGGTGGACAGCGAAAATAATCGTTGGGGCTTCTATGTTGAAGAAGGTGGAGCTGCTGTTGAGCAACTACGCATTCAAAACGGTGCGATAGTTCCTGTAACTACTAACGACATTGATTTAGGTACAGCTACTTTCAAGTTTAAGGATGCATATTTTGCAGGTACAAGCACCCTTGAAAACTTGGTGGTTACTTCTGTCACTGCTACACAAATTACACTTGCAGGCGCAGACGCCAATGAAGGTATTATTACTTGGAATAATCAAGATAATACTGCAGACCTTAAACTTAATTCTGAAGTTACGTTGCAAATTGGCCAAGAAGAAGTTGCGTATGTACGTAACATTTCAGGAACTTCAATATCTAACGGCACAGTAGTTAAAGTTACTGGGGCTAGCGGCTCAAAAGTTACTGTAGATGTTGCTAACGCTTCCACAGAAGGCACGTCAGCCGCTACATTTGCAATTGCAACTCAAAGCATTGATAACAACGGTGACGGTTATGTGACCATGACAGGCTTTGTACGTGGCTTAAATACTTCAGCGTTTGCTGAGGGCGCTGCCATTTACTTATCAGAAACTGCAGGCCAGTTTACAACCACTAAGCCTACTAGTCCTTCGCACTTAGTTCATTTAGGTTGGGTTGTCAAATCGCATAGTTCTAGCGGTGAAATCTTTGTTAAGGTTAATAATGGTTGGGAACTAGAAGAACTACATGATGTTCTGATTACTGACCTTAGTGATAATGAAATACTCCAATG